TTTAAGTGGTGGCATGATTAGAGCTAGCGAATACAAAATTGCAAGCGGTACTTCATCTGATATATTTACTGGTGACTTTGTAAAACTATTGTCAACAGGATATATTGATGTAGCTTCAGCAGGTAATAGAATACTTGGTGTATTCGCAGGTGTAAAATACACGGCTTCTGATGGAGAAGTGGTTTACAAAAAATATTTTCCAACTGGTACAACAACACTAGCAAGTGCTGATGTAACAGCTTATGTGTATGATGACCCAAATATTACTTACAGAATACAATCAGCAGGTTCAGCAGATTTTACTGACATCGGTAATTTAGCTGATCATGTTGCAGGTTCTGGAAGCACAACTACAGGTCAATCAGGACATGAGATAAGTGGAACAACTGGTACGGGTACAGCAGGGTTGCGTATCCTAAGACTCATTGACGATCCAGATAATTCAGCAGGAACAAATGGTGAATTAGAAGTTGCTATCTATGAGCATGAACTTAATCAGCATATTGACGCTGATGGAACTCCGGGAGTATAATTATGGCTGTTATATCACGATCACAATTAGCAAAAGAATTAGAACCCGGTCTTCACGCCCTATTCGGTCTTGAGTATTCAAGATGGGAAAGAGAGCATGAAGAGATCTTTACATCTGAAACTTCACAAAGAGCATTTGAAGAAGAAGTTCTTCTTACAGGCTTTAAGGGAGCATCAGTAAAAGCTGAAGGTTCTGCTGTAGGTTATGACTCATCATCTGAGCTATGGACTGCAAGATATTCACATGAAACTATCGCACTAGCTTTCGCTATCACAGAAGAGGCAGTGGAAGACAACTTGTACGATACGCTTTCAAAAAGATATACTGCGGCATTAGCAAGATCAATGGCATACACAAAACAAGTAAAAGGTGCTAACGTACTTAACAATGCATTTAACTCTAGCTTTCCGGGTGGAGATGGTAAAGAACTTATCGCTACCGATCACCCTACACTAGAGGCAGGTACACAAGCTAACGAGCCAACTACTGCGGCTGACCTTTCTGAATCATCTTTAGAAAACGCAATCATTTCGATTGGTGGATTTGAAGATGACAGAAGTATCCCAGTAGCGGTGCAAGCTAGAAAACTTGTAATACCAAAAGAACTTGCGTTCACTGCTCAAAGAATTTTGAAAAGTGAGTTAAGAGTTGGTACTGCTGACAATGATACAAACGCATTAAGAAGCATGGGCATGTTCCCAGAAGGTTATGTAGTAAACCACTACTTAACTGATACTGATGCGTTCTTTATCTTAACAGACTTAACTGATTCTGGACTAAAGATGTTCCAAAGAAGACCTTTGAAAACATCAATGGAGCCAGATTTTGAAACAGGAAATATGCGTTTCAAAGCATCTGAAAGATATTCTTTTGGATTCTCAGACTGGAGATGTATCTTCGGTTCACCGGGAGCATAAAGTACGAACTTGGGGGGAAAATAGTTCCCCCCATTTATTAACAATTTTGAATGGTGGTTTTACCACTGGTCTTTAGGAGGACTGTTCAAATGCCAACACATTTTTCATCGGGAGTAAGTAACAGAACTACAGGACATCCTTTGTTCGAGTTCCCATACTTAGATCCTTTCAAATATTATATTTATTCAAACGACTTTTTTACTTATCATGCAGATGAGTTTACAATTACAACAACAGAAGATGGTTCTGGTTCAGCATCAGAAGCATTAACATCTCTAGCAGGCGGAGCTTTATTAGTAACAAATGCGGCAGGAGATAATGACGCTGACTTTTTTCAATTAAAAGGTGAGTCTTTTAAATACGATTCAACAAAGAATATGTTTTTTAAAGCTCGTTTTAAAGTTAACGATGCAACACAATCGGATATTGTAATGGGTTTACAAATTACTGACACAGCTCCATTAGCTGTATCTGATGGTATCTTTTTTCAAAAAGATGATGGTGATGCTAATATTGATTTTCACATTGAAAAAGATTCAACACAAACTGACAACACAGCAATAGCTACTTTGTCTGATGATACTTTTGTAGACCTTGCTTTTCACTATGATCCAAAAGGAAATAGTGGAAGTGGTAGCTTCAGAATATTTGTAGATAATTCAATCGTTGCAGAACAAACTACTTTAACTAACGTACCAGATAACGAAGAACTAACAGTATCTTTTGGTATCCAAAATGGTGCGGCTGCGGCTAAAACTATGACACTTGATTTTATCATGGCGGCAGTAGAAAGATGATCTTTAGTAACAAACTAGCTTTACTCCTCTTAGTATTGAGGAGTGAGGCTAAATTATTTTTATTAGGAGGAAAGAATGGCTGATGCAGTAACTTCACAAACAATAGGTGATAATGTTGGTGCTAAAAACATACTTGTAAAACTAACAAACATATCTGATGGCTCTGGTGAAAGTGCAGTTACTAAAGTTGATGTATCAGCGTTGGCTAAAAGTGCAAACGGAGATGCATGTTCGAGAGTAAATGTAGAAGAAATATATTACGATATATTTGGCATGCGAGTAGATTTACTTTGGAACGCTAGTTCTAATGTAATTTGTAAAGTTTTAGGTAGTAATGGAGCACACACAACATCTGGTTACATGGACTTTAGAGATTTTGGTGGTATAACTAACAACGCAGGTTCTGGTATTAATGGTGATTTACTATTAACAACTACAGGACACACTGATGGCGATCACTACACAATTATTTTAAAATTATCAAAAACATATTAACATGGCAACTTCTGGCACTAGATCTTTTGCATTAAAAGTAGATGAAATAATAGATGAGGCATTTGCACGAATAGGTGGCGAACCTCAACTTGGTAAAGAAGTTCTAAGTGCTAGAAGATCCTTAAACATAATGTTAAGAGATTGGACAAACAGAGGTGTTTTGTTATGGTCTACAGATGAACAAACAGTTTCTTTAACAGAAGGAACAGCATCTTATACTTTAGATGCAGGAACTGTAGATATTTTAGAAGCAGTATTACAAACAACAGTCTCTGGTGATACAACAGATATAAATTTAACTAGAATAAGTAGAGAAGATTATTTAGAAATACCTAATAAAACATCTAAAGGTCAACCTTCACAATATTTTTTAGATAGACAAAGGGCGGCACCAGTTATATTTTTATATCCTACGCCAGATGACTCTACAGATGTTTTTAAATTTAGAAGAAGTAAAAAAGTAGAAGACATTACAGCATCTAATGAAGACATAGATGTACCAGACAGATTTTACCCATGTTTAATAAGTGGTTTAGCATACTATTTAAGTTTAAAAAGACCACAAATAGAAATGAATAGAAGACAAGAGTTAAGATTAATTTACGAAGAGGAGTTTGATAGGGCGGCTACTGAAGATAGAGAAAAAGTAGATTTAAGAATTATGCCCGTTTTATCAAGTTATTAATTATGGCATATGCAAAAGGTAAGTTTGCAAAAGCCATTTCTGATAGAAGTGGACATGCATTTCCTTACACAGAAATGAAAAAAGAATGGAATGGTTCTTTTGTACATAAATCTGAGTTTGAGTCTAAACATCCACAATTAGACCCAATAAAACACAAAGGTGATGCTATCGCATTAAAAGATGCTAGACCACCTGTAGATTTAGATCCAGTTCCACAGATAGAAAATGGTATTCTAAATAGTTTACAGAAACAATTAGGACATACTGCTAAATCTTTTCCATCTACTTTTAAAAGTGATAACGCTGTTCCTAAAGCTACAGCCTTGACATTATCTGCTAGTTTAGGTAATGAATCTGTAAGTGTCAGCTAAAATAGAATTATTTGTAGGAACACCTTGTTATGGTGGAATGTTAACAGAAGATTACTTTCATGGTATTCTTGAGTTACAAAATTGGTGTTTAGAAAATAAAATTGGACTAAACATACAAACACTAGGACATGAATCATTAGTAACGAGAGCTAGAAATACTTTAGTTGCTAATTTTTTAGATAATGAGAAGTTTACGCATTTATTATTTATAGACGCTGACATAGGTTTTACTCCAGAAAATCTTAAAAGATATTTTGAGTATGACAAAGATGTAATCTGTGCTCCATATCCAATGAAATTGATAAGTTGGAATATGATGGAGGAACTTGTAAAAAATGAAAAAGATTACAAAAACTTATGTCATCCTTATGTACTAAATTTTTCTAATAAAAAAGAAATTAAAATTGATAAAGGATTTGCAGAAGTATTAGATGCCGCAACAGGTTTCATGTTAATTAAAAGAGAATGTTTAATTAAGATGAAAGAAGCATATCAAGATTTAAAATATGTTTCAGATCAACCC